TCTTCAGTAGAAATAACAAACTCAACAGGAGCTTTGATACTGTAAGTCGTATCGCTTGTAGTATATGCACCTGTAGCCGTGTTATAACTTCCCGATGCTTTTCTTGTATAAACAATAGAAGAATCAAAAGAAGATCCAAGATCAGCAACAACCTGTTTTGCAATCTGTTTAAATGCTGAATCTAACTGTCCTGCCATTATCCTCTAACCACCCTAAGTTGAAAACTGCCAGCACCACCAAGCATATATGCTCCAAGATAACTTTGTAGCCATGGGTAAACATCAAGAATATTATTTACAGATCCAGTTCCCTGACTTGCAGTATTGTACTTAACTTGAATATCTCCTAATTTTACTTCTTCAAAATTACCATCTTTACCAGTAGTTCCTGTAATAGCATCTGTATCATTTGCCAATGCTCTAGCTAATTCATATTGTGCATATTTGATCCCATTTGGAATAGTTGTACAAGCCAGTTCAACTCCATCAACCTGATAATTAGTTCTTGGAAATTTTAATGCCTGACTTTCATCACATCTATCGCCATAAAAAACTAAAGTATCTATCCATCTTGTAGCTGATATTAATGCTCTTTTTTTCTGGTCATCTGTTTTATTTGTCCAAGTTGAAGAATCTGGGGAAGTATCAAAGTAATCGTTAGATTCAGATAAAGTGACATAGCTATTAGCAGTTTCACTTTTTATAGTTGCATTTATGGTAGCTGCCACGATTATTAAAGTAATTTAGTTTTATTGTAGCGTAAAGAAAAAACCCCACCAATAATTGATGAGGTTTAATGACCACATTTTAATCTTAATAGAAATTAAGACTTTAAACCATTGTCTAATGGTGTGTTTACAAAGATTTCAACCATTGGAATTTGGTCAATATCGTATGTAGCAGACCAGTTAGATCCTGTTCTAAGTGCTGAGTTAGCAGGGTTATCAGCAGCATTAGTCCACTTAGTACCCATAACGTGATAAGCACTATGGTAATCAACAGACATTACATCTTGCTTAGATAAGATGTTTCTCTCTGCTTCAATACCTAGCT